GTCATGGTCTACATTAAAATCATCTGCCATGATCTGGATAAACCGGGCCACAGGACCAGCGGCCAGAAGCCCCATATCAATTGCGAACTTACCTTCACCTACACCATTTAAAATGATGAAGTCAGTTACGCCTGCCACTGTGGCGCCTGCGCTAAGGCTGCTCATAATGTTTGGAAGAACATCAGATGCTGATATTTTCTCCAATAAATGCTCTACTACTTCGTCGTATTCGACTAAGTCTGGTGGGCGATGCCATGGGTAGTTCCGGGTATCAGAAGTGTAATTTTCACCAGCAATAGGGCCGTCAAAAGTTATTTCATTTTGCATCTAGAAAACCCCCTAAGCCTTCCTCTTCGTCCTTAGCCTTTTTCTTTGGCTTCTCTATCTTGTCGCCACCATTCTTGATTGTCTCTTCAAATGCGTCGAACCATTCTGGACTGTAGTTAAGACCATTCTCTGACAGCTCTGATAGAGACTTAGGCATCTTTCCGTCGTAGAACCCCTTGATGGATTCAACAATTGCGTCTTCAAATTTCATTGGGTTACCTCAATGGCGGTGTCTAAGGTTGTGACAGAATCTACTATCGCCGCCTTAATTAGGTTGTATCTTTCTTGGACTTGTTTATGGGCTTCTGGGTGGTGCTGCTTGATATAAGCGGCGCGCTCGGCATACTTTGGGTAGCCTGTACAAGAGAGACAATCTATTGAGGTGTCATCTCCAAAGAAGCGCGGGTCTGTTATGCCTATCTCCCGAAGGTAGCCGTATACTTGCTCATCAGACCACTCACCAATGGCTTCAAACCACTGTGCCCCATTCACCCAAGTACCATTAGGTCGAGGGTCTTTAAGGTCGTCCGCTCTTCGTGCCCCAGTAAATACAGCAGTAGCATTTATGGCTTTGACCAGATTAGCCGCAGGGACATGGATGTTTGCTTGGCAGCACTCATAGGTGGAGCAAAGAGTTATGTGCTTTTCTCCCCCAACAGCCTGCCCGTATTTAGTGTATTCGATAGGAACAACTGGGGTAGGCCACCCATTTTCCTTTTGCCATTCTTTGACATCACCATATGAGGCTATAAAATTAGGGACCTCTTGGGATAGGGACTGCATGTAGGCCTCTACTTTGGGGCATAGATTGCCTGTGTTCACCCAGCAGACGACCATTTTGTCCCAATAGTCTTTCATGTGGTAAAGAGCAGCTATACTGTCCTTACCTCCGCTACATAAAAATGCTACTATCCTATGCTTACGGAATACTGCATCAAAATCCATTCTAACCTCAGATTACCCACCCGAGTTTAGTTAAAATATAGCGATAGCCGCCCCACCTAAAGCACCCATAACACTACCTACTGCACTGGCTCTACCCGCAGATCGGGCTGCGCTGGCTCCCATACGAGCTTCTTCTAGACGCAATTCACGCTCCAGAGCAGTCTCATTAGATTTCCATACATAGTCTAGAATTGCGTCGGCACGATCCCAGAGCTGGTTCTGGGCTTCAACAGAGAGGTTATACATATTCTGTACATCTGTGGCGGCTGCCTCAAAGGCCATCTCAGACTCTGCTAATGTAACAGTCTGGCGCCACTTAGAGTTTGCGATATCTATATTATACTGCATATTCTTATAGAATTGCTCTCTATTATTCTCCAGATCAGCATTAAACTTGTTAGTGTCGTTGAGCTCACCCGCATTAAACTGGGCCATGGAATTAGACTGCTGAACATTAAACTTTGTGATGCTGGTGTTTAGCTCATCGTAGAACTTAGTCATGTCGTTCTGTTGTTCAGCAGTAAACATACGCTGGGTATTTACCGCCTTGGCATCTTCTAAAATAGACTGCACTCTTGACTGAGTGTTAACAACTGCCATCTGCTGCTCATTGCTCAAATTAGCAAGGTCCATGTCCATAAAGTTCTTGCTGTTAACAATGGCTGCTTCCATACGAGCATCTAGGTTAACCATGTCCATCTTAGCTAAAACATTAGCCCGGTTAATCGTGGCTTGCTGGCGGTTATCTAAGTTCTTTTCGGTGATAGTCTGGAAGAAGCGGGCCTCATCCTGAGCAATAGGAAGAGTAGCCTCCATAATCGCTGTGGACATAGCCGCAGTTGCTGCTGTACCAGTCATGCCTTTAAACGCGGCTATCTTAGATACATTTCTTGCAGTACCCTGTGCCCACGCAGGTATCTTGGGCTCCCCATTTGCACCTACAAACTGCTCAGATATGATATCTAGCTGTCCCATCACCGTAGCTTTGGTGTCAGTGTAGTTACCTTCTCCCAGCTGCTCAGCAAGCATCTTACCTGCGACGGTACTGGTGTCGATCATTGTTGATATGTTCTGGCTGGCGAACTGCGTGAGAGCCTGTCCAGTGTAATTTACTGTGCCGTCTTCGTTGTAGCCAGTAGCAGTGCCCTCCATGTCTATCTGCTCGGCATCTACAATAGCTTCGTCTCTTACTTCCCCAGTAGCAGCTGTTCCAAGAGCACCTTCTACAGCTTCTCCTGTAGTGGCAGCCTCATAGGTCTCAGCTTCTCCTGTTCCAGTAATCCCGGCATTGTTGGGGTCTACCTGCTCAGCACTCGCAGTAACTGTGCCAATATTAAGGCCATCAGTGTCCATTTGCTGAGAGTCAGGATCAACTAGCCCTGTTTCTACATCAATGTTTGGTTCTTGGCCCGACAAAGTAGTCTCAGGAGTAAGGAAGCTGGAAGGGTCATCTACAATTGATTGCGCACCCCCCAGTCCCGCTACAGCCTCTGGGCTACCCACAAAATCTGCATACTGACTCATCGTTGCAGGCATGGTGCTACCAGTGTTATTGGTGGCGTTGACTGCCTGAACATTAAAGCCAGTGTTGGCACTAGCTAACTGCTCTTGAACAGCAGTGGTATTGGCCGACGGCTCCGACTGCATCACATCTTTTACGATGCCTGCCTCAGTTGCTCCGGGGACCGGGCTAGTTAGGGCCCGGTTATCTACGGCCCCGCCGCCATCTTCTATGTTCTGTATTGTCATTTAATTTTCTTCCGCTCTACTTCGCAAGCCCGAATAACGTCTCGCAAGTCAATGTAATCCGAGACAACCTCTGTAATTGCGGTACTGTCTTGGGGCAGGGTGGATAGCTCATCGATAAGCTGGGCATTAAATTCAGCAGGATATTCTTTTATAAATGGGCAATAAACTTCAATTTCTGTCTTAGAGACCGTTGTCGCGCAGGCGCTCAATAAGAGCGTCACGGTCAGGAGCAGACTCGGCTTCAATCTCATTAACATGCGTCTCCATAGCTTTATAAAATGTAGACCTCTTCTTCTCGGTCTCTAAGGCGTCTTCTAATACTTGTGAGCGATTGATGGCTGCCTGATCTCGTCTACCAAGCAGGTACAGGATAGGTATGAGTGCTGCGAAAATAGCCATAGCTGCGGCCTTAATCTTTCCTGTAAGTAATCCAAACATTTATCGCACACCTTCTAGACTGTCTTTGTAGCGGGCATACGCAGCTAAGCTGATTCCGCCGAGGGTGATGATTAAAAAGACCTGTTGAATAGCATCACTGTACCCGGTGAGGGCCTCTAGCTTAGACGCAGTTTCACTCATAATAGTGGCTGCGCCTGCAATACCTGTACCGGCTATAGTTTTACTTTTCTTGAGGGATTTAACGGCTGTCTGCTCTACCTTCTGTGGTAGGGCTTCTCCCCCCATTGAAGCTAAAGGGGCGTCCATGGTGAACAGGGCTGCTTCAGCTGTACGACGACGAGTAAGGCCTCTAACGCTCTGTAGGACGCCATCTACTCTAGCCTTATCCCAGCGCAGTATCTCGTTGGGGACTTCGTCGTATAGGCCCTTATTTAGCTTTCTAACGAGGGTACTCTTAGCAAGTGCAGTACCCCCTATATTAAACGCTAAACAGACTAAGGCGTCAAACTGGTGGGCGCTAAGGGGTACATTAACTACCCGCTTAACATCTGCCTCAGATACCTTGAGATCATCAACTAGCTTCTCTTCGGCTTCTGCTTCAGTAATCTTCATACCAGAGCGGACGCCCTTGGTGCTTCCGTATCCTATGGTCCAGCGTCCTGCTACACAGCGATAACTACGGATCAGGCCGTCTTCACCTACTTTGTGTAGGCCTTCAAAACTCTTTACTAGGTTAACGCCTGTACTGCTTGTTTTATTTGGGTGCATAACAAACCTCTATGATTGGACCCACCCAATCAAATGGTACGCATTAACGCTTACTGACCACCAGCTAATGGAGTGAATTGAGTCCTAACTCCTTGTGTGTTGACTGCTCGTGGAGGAGTAGTACCGTACTGAGGGGCGCCTGCTGTGCTCGTGTAAGGTCCCATGAGGCCGTAGCGCTCATTGTAAGCTGGAGAAGGATTGCCCATCTGGTAATTTGTGCCAGCATTGTATCTAGGGCCTTGGTCCAGACCTTTAATTAAGTCGTTAATGTTCATGCTAGACTGGGATATACGCTTACCTTGTGCATCAAACTGCGCCAGAATTAGATTACCCTGCTTATCAATAGCGCGGTTGGTGCGAATACCATTCTCGTCCACAGACTCAGATATCAGCGCACCCTTCTCGTCAAACGACGCAGACAGGTTCATGTACTGCTGACGTAGTTCAGTGCTTAGCTGGCTGTCTTGGCTAGTAATGATGTTATTGACTTGGTCTAGCTTAGTCACGAAGGCATCACGCATCTTGACTTGGTCTGCCGAGAGTATTCTGTTGCCCTCTTTAACAGAGCCGTCAATAAGGGCAGTCCCATCAGCAATCTGGTCCGCTAGTACTGTCTGGCCATCAGCAGTGGTCACTTCAAGAGAAGATATGTCAGCCGCTGTGGCTAGGCCTTCTGTAGCTGTGTAAATTTCGGTTGCTATCTGGCCATAATCGAAGTCTTCCGTGGAGTTGTTTTCAAAGCCAGCCTGCAATTGCTCTGCGGTCAGCTGTCCTTCTGAAACGCCACTAAAACCAGTAGAAAGGCTGTTTCCGAGGGTAGTACCCAAGTTGCCTATATTAGTGTTGACCGTGCTAAGGTTCTGTCCGAGATTACCCGTAGTCTCTGCAAGGTTTCTATTGGTGGTATCAAATCCGCCAGTAACACTGTTCTTCAGTTCTCCTAAGAACTTGCCTTGATCTTGGAAGTCTTGGGTGTATTGATCTTGGAAAGCAGTAAGCCCAGTCTGGAGACCAGATTGCCCCTCCATCAATTGGCTTTGTACACCAGATAGAGCCTCATAATATTTGGCCCCGTCTGCGCCATATTTGTTCACCAAGTCTTGGATGGTGACCTGACCTTCGAGGACAGCCTTTTGGAGGGCGTCCCGTTCTAATTTGGCTTTTTCGTAGTACTCCAATTGGCCTGCTGTAAGGTTTGCTTGGTTCTCAGCACTTGTTTCAAATCCAGAGGTAATGTCCCCCTGCATGGCTGTCTGGCCCTTAGTAAGAGCGGCAATGCCCGTGTTAGCGTCTACGATACCCTGATTAGCCGTAGATAGGTTAGTATCAACAGTGTCGAACCGACCGCCCATAGTATCAAACCCAGCATCAACTGAGGTACCTAAGCCCGCTATACCCGACTCTAGGCCCGAGGTGTCAAAAGAGATGTTGCCTATAGAATCCTGTAAGCGTTTCTCTCTTTCAATTGCCTCTAGACGGGCATTCTCTGCCGCCAAGGCGTTGGCCTCAAACCCGGCAGTCTGCGATGTCTGGAGCCCATCTACGCCAGTCTGAATACCCT